AAGAAGGTATGGATAAGATGCTTATCATGCTTCCTGTTGTAGGAACAATGTTTAAAAAGACTTATTGGGATTCTACAAAGAAGATTAATATGTCTGATTTGGTTTATCCCAAAAACCTTGTGGTTAACTATTGGGCTAAGTCTCTTAAAGAAGCTGAACGTGTTTCTCAAATAATTGAGATGAGTCCTCGGCTTCTTAAAGAACGTCAAATGTCTGGTATCTTTTTGGACGTTGATTTGGGTTCTGCCCCAACTCCAATGGAAAAACCTAATGCTCCAGCTAATGATGAAACAACTCCATTTACTATAATTGAACAGCATACTTATTTAGATTTGGATGATGATGATTATCCAGAACCTTATATTGTAACGTTTCATCTAGAGTCCTCTAAGGTATTGCGTATTACTGCTCGTTTTGATGAGAACACTATGTTCTTTAATGACGAGGGTAAACTACAAAAGATTGAACCAATTGAATACTTTACTAAATTTGGTTTTATTCCAAATCCCGATGGTTCTTTTTATGACCTTGGTTTTGGAGTATTACTTGGCCCTATCAACGAGTCAGTAAATACACTTATTAACCAACTTATCGACTCTGGCACACTTAACAACTTGCAATCTGGATTCCTTGGAAAAGGTCTTAAGATGCGAATGGGTGAAACCAAGTTCACTCCCGGTGAATGGAAAGCAGTAAACTCCACGGGTGATGATCTGAAGAAACAGATTGTTCCACTACCCTCCAAAGAACCAAGTACTGTTTTGTTTCAGCTTATGGGTTCTTTGATTACGTCAGGTAAAGAACTGGCGTCTATAGCGGAAATCTTTGTTGGCAAAATGCCGGGTCAAAACACCCCTGCCACTACAACGATGGCTACTGTAGAACAAGGGATGAAGGTATTCACTGCTGTTTATAAACGTATTTATCGTAGCTTGGCTGAAGAGTTTAGTAAACTTTTTGCCCTTAATGCTACATACCTTAATCCAAACACTTATCAAGAAGTTTTGGGTATTACTGTTGGACCAGAAGACTTTTCTGAAAAGCAGTATAAAATTTGTCCGGGTGCAGACCCAACAGCAGTATCTCAAACAGAGAAATTACTTAAGGCACAGGGTCTACAAGAACTCTTGCCGCTAGGTTTGCTTGATCCTGTTAAAGTCGGACTTCGTATTTTGGAAGCTCAAGAGCAACCTAATTATCAAGACCTACTTAACCCTCAGGTTGCACAATCTGGACAGATTCCACAACAACCCAATCCAAAGGTTCTTGAGAGTCAAGCTAAGGTTGAAGCTATGCAAAAAGCTTCTCAAATTAAACAAAGTGAAGCTATGTTTAAAGCTGAATTGGCAGCACATAGTCAGCAAGTTAAAGATCATATGGCTGCTCAAGCAGCCGATCAAGATATGCGTAATAAAGCTATGCTTGCCAGTTTGCAAGAAGCAATACAAACACATACTGCTCATATGCAGGTAGCACAAGATCGTATGGTGGCTAATAACCAAGTAGCCCAACAGGAAACAGCACATAGGCAAAAGATTGTCCACACAGAACGTCAACACGTTCAAAAGGTAGCACATCAAGAGCGTATGGCTGCTGTACAAAGGCAACAGGCTGCCAAACAAAAGCCTTCTCCAAAAGGGAAATAAGTTAGATGAATCAGAGTGATTTTATAGATTGGAAATCTAATCCAGTTACAAAAGCATTTTTTAATACAGTCCATAATAGGATTGAATCACTAAAAGATGAACTAGGCTATCAAGCAGGATACTCTCCTATTCATGATGGTCGTCGAGCAGGTGCTATTCAAGCCTTGCGTGATGTATTGGATACAGATTGGTTTGAGGAAACTGAAGTATGATTACACCACTTCTACATCGTATTCTTGTCAAGCAACACAAGCTTGATGAGGTAGATCAAACACTGAAACGAGCTAAAGCTTCAGGTATCATTATTGCAGAGCATGAAGATACTAAGCGAGCACAAGCAGGTGTGGATAAAGGAATTGTAGTTGCGATTGGGCCTACGGCTTATCGAGACTTTAACACAGACGTACCGATTAAAGTTGGAGACACTGTGGCATTTGCCCGTTTTAGTGGCAAGACAATTACTGATCCAGAAGATGAAGAGGAATATGTCGCTCTTAACGACGAAGACCTTGTAGCTGTACTAACCGAGAATAAAAATGACTGATAATGTTAATGAAGCCCTAGAAGGCGAGATGAATGAGCCAGCGGAACTCACTAATGCTGAAATCCAAGCTTTGGATGCAGGATGGGTTCCTAAAGATGAGTTTAAAGGTGAAGAACATAAGTGGGTAGATGCTGGAGAATTCCTGCGTCGTGGTGAACTCTTCAAGAAGATTGAAGACCAATCCAAACAGCTTAAAGATGTTAAGTCTGCCCTAGCAGAGATGAAGAAGCTTCATAGCCAAGTGCGTGAAGTAGAATATAAGCGAGCATTGGATACAATCAAAGCTCAAAAGAAAGCTGCCCTTGAAGATGGTGATGCAGATGCTGTTATTGCAGCAGATGAGCGTATTGATCTTATCAAGGAACAACAGCGACAACTACAGTCTGAACCAGCAGACGTGCAAGACTCCGGCGCTGAACATCCAGAGTTTGTGGCTTGGACTGAACAAAATAGTTGGTATAAATCCTCTGCTCCCATGAAAGCATTTGCCGATGCCTTGGGACAAGACCTAGCCCGTGCGGGTAACAGTCCGTCAGAGGTACTTCGGAAAGTGGCTGCCGAAGTTAGAAAAGAATTTCCCAATCGCTTTAAGAATCAAAATCAAGAGCGTGTGGGTAACGTAGAAGCAGGACGAGGTTCTGGTACAAACAGTGCTACGAAATTTGTCTTGACAGATGACGAGCGTCAAGTGATGAATAAACTTGTGCGACAAAAAGTGTTGACCGAAAAGGAATACATTGAAAGCATTAAGAAAGTTCGAGGATAACATAATGGCTGAAAAAGAAGCAATTTCCAAGGCTCCAGCGAGCCGCGTTACACGTACCCCTGTTGGTAAGCGTAACATTCTCACGGTAAAGGGTAAAGACCCAAACTATGTATACCGAGTCGTGAACGATGTAGATGATCGTATTGCGCAGTTTGTTGAAGGCGGGTATGAACTCGTTGACGACAACTCAACTGATGTAGGTGACAAACGTGTGTCCCAAGGGACTGCGGTTGGAAGCAAAAAGATTTTTTCTGTCGGTCAAGGGACTAAGGGTTATCTCATGCGTATCAAACGTGAATGGTACGATGAGGATCAAGCAGCAAAACAAGGATTTGTAAATCAACAAGAAGCCTCCATCAAAGAAAAAGCTCTTGATGGTAATTATGGTAAACTCGAGGTCACTCGCGATTAACCCATTCTGTTGCCATTAGGATTAACTAAATTTGACTATTTGGAGAATTACTAATGTCAAGTGTTTCCCGTCTTAACGGCTTTCGTCCCGTTAAAACAATCACTGGTGCCCCATATAATGGGCAAGGTGAAGTAGCATTTCTTCCCGCTTCAGATTCATCTGTAGTGATGGTTGGTGATGCCGTTAAGCTCTTGGGTGATGCCCGTGCAGCTACTGGTGTTCCTACCGTTACTCGCGTTTCTGCCGGTACGGATATTGCTTTTGGTGTGGTTGTGGGTATTTTGTTTACTGGTGTTGGTGATACCATCAATACACCTCCTGTAAATGACCTCAATACACCTGTGTATCGTCGTGCCTCTACTGACCGTTATGTGTTGGTGTGCACTGATCCCAATGTGGTTTATGAAGCTCAGTATCTTACTCAGTCTGTAGCCTCTGCTACTATTACTGCTAACGTTGGACTTAACGGTTCATGGGACGTTACAGCAGGTAGTACTGCATCCGGTTCCTCTGGTATGTCTATTGCTGCTCTCTCTGCAACGACTGCAACTCTGCCGCTTAAGGTTGTTGGTTTCCCCAACCGCCCAGACAACATCCCCGGCGACCAATACTTTTCCTACTATGTCAAACTGAACAATGCTCAGAATGGTACTGGTACTGGACAAGCTGGCGTTTAACATATAAAGGAGATATAAATGTCTGTAATTAATAGTGGCTCATTTGCCAAGGCCCTCTGGCCCGGTGTCAATGCATGGTATGGCCGTGCCTATGACTCTTACCCTGAAGAGTACACCAAACTCTTTGACAAGAGTACTTCTACGAAGGCTTTTGAAGAAGAAGTAGGAATCTCTTCGTTCGGTCTTGCTGTTCAAAAGTCTGAAGGGTCTCCAATCTCTTATGACAGCGAACGTCAAGGTTTCATTACCCGTTATCAACACGCTGTGTATGCATTGGGTTTCATCATCACTCGTGAAATGATGGAAGATGACCAATACGACATCATCGGTAAACGTAAAGCTGAAGGTCTTGCCTTCTCTATGCGTCAAACCAAGGAAGTCATTGGTGCCAACGTATACAACCGTGCTTTTAATAGCTCGTTTGTCGGTGGTGATGGTGTTTCCCTGATTAGTGCTGTTCACCCCAATATCAAGGGTGGCACATGGTCTAATCAAATTGCAACTGCTTCGGATATTTCTGAAGCTGCTTTGGAACAAGCATGTATTGATATTGCTGGCTTCACTAATGATGCTGGTTTGCTCATTGCTGTACGTCCCGAGACTTTGGTTATTCCTCGTCAATTGATCTTTGAAGCCAAGCGTATTCTTGGTACAGATGGTCGAGTTGGTACAGATAACAACGATTTGAATGCTATCAAGACTCTTGGTGCGATTCCTACCGTGGTTACTAACCACTTCTTGACCGACACTGATGCATGGTTCATTCGTACTAATGTCCAAAATGGCATGAAGTATATGGAACGTCGTGCTGATCAATTCGACATGGATAATGATTGGGATACTGAGAACGCTAAGTTCAAAGCTACTGCTCGTTACTCTTTCGGCTGGACTGATCCCCGTGCTATGTACGGTAGTGCTGGCGCTTAATTGACCTAGGGGGGACTTAGGTTCCCTCTCTTTTATAAAGGAAAATTATGGCTCTCTATCTATCGTCTGCACAAGTTGCAGTTTCCGATTTGAATCCCGGTGGTCCCTCTGCTACAAGTAATGTTAAAGATGTTGCTGTTAAGGTTGTCCGACTCACGTCTGCTAACTTCAACACTACTCCAGTTAATACACAAGTAGCTATTCTTCCGGCTGATGCAACTATCTTGGATATGCAGCTTCTGGTTAAAACCCAGTTGGCTGGTGGTGGTGTTACTGCTGCTACCGTATCTCTTGGTACTGCTTCAGGTGGAACCCAGTTTGCTTCGGCTGTAAATGCTTTTGGTACTGCCGGTTCAAACAATGATGTGACTACCCTTAATAACGCTATGCAATTGAATCAAGTACCTTTGGGTTTTGATATTCAAGTATGGGCTCAGGGAACAGCAACTACCGGTAATCCAACTTCTGGTGAATTGTTTCTTACAATCTACTACGTACGTTAAACTGTTGTAACAAACTCAAGAGGGGTTGTCTTTAATTAGATGACCCCTTTTTTTCTAAGGAAATATAATGGCAGGTACTGCACAATCAAGTGGTTTAAAAACCGCAGGAACATTTCAAATTTTCGTTGGTCGTGGAGTTATTTCTGCTGTCCATGCTATCAGTGATGGTACCAACGTCGCTACTGTAACTGTGTATGATAATGCCTCAGGAGATACTTCAGGTAATATCTTGGCTAAAGTTAATGGTTCAGTTACTACAGGCTCCAACGGAGCTTATTTTACCACACCAGTAAGGTGTGATGTAGGCTGCACAATGGTAGTAGCTTGTACAGGCTCTCCCCAAGGTATTGTACATTTCGGAGCATAATATGAGTAATGTAACACGCACACCCCCACAAAATACAACAATCAAGACTGCGTTTCTTAATGCATCATCTCTTGGTTCTACCCTAATTCTTGCAGCAGCACCCGGCATGTCTATTCGAGTAATCGATGCTGCCATTGTGAGTACTGCTGCTAACAGTGTTAAATTTCTATCTAATGCTTCAGATATTTCTGCTACTTGGCCTCTTGGTGCCAATGGTGGTTTGGTACTACCTTTTAATGAGCATGGATGGTTGCAAACTAATCCTGGAGAAGCCCTCAATATCAACCTGAGCGCGGCTACACCAACAGGCATCCACATTAACTACATCATACTGTAATGTCTATTTTATCATCTATTAAATCCCTATTATCACCTAAGCCTGTGCAGGTAGAACCAGTCACTGAAATTATTACTATAGCACCTCCTATTCGTGGATGGAGGGAAGGTATGTGGGTAATGGATGGTGAACAAGTAGGTATATTATTTAAACTAGATAATGTTTCTGAAATTCATTATGTAAATAAAGATACAGGAGAAACCTCTGGTATTGTTAGGCGCTCTTTGACTGCTTTACGTCAATGTAAATATTTAGAAATACCAGAATGCCGTCGTGGTGTTAGTCAAGAAAAAGCAGAGGAATTAGGCTATGGCTCTTAATGTACCTGACGTAGGCGAGAATCTAATTCTTGAAATGATCACTAACAAGACTGCTGCTCAAAATCTTGTAGTTAAATTGTTTCAAAATAATATTACTCCTTCTGATACTGACACTGCGGCTACTTATACAGAAGCTACATTTACAGGATATGCTGCTATTACTTTGACGGGTGCTTCATGGGGTGCGGCTTCTGGTGGTACAATTACATACGGCTCGCAGCAAACCTTTACCTCTTCGGGTACAGTAAATAATTCTATCTATGGATATTACATTGTACAACTATCTAGTGGTACTTTGGTATGGAGTGAACGAGATGGTTCTGGACCATTCACTATCTCTCAAGTAGGCGATGCAATTAAAATAACCCCAACAATATCGGCAAATTAATATGGCAAGTTATGTAGCTCTTTACGATGCCGCTGGCATCCCTCAACTAGATAAACAAATTCAAATTGCTTTGGTTATTAAAGCAAATGCTTTATCTAAAATACCAACACCTACTGTAGCACAAAAGGCATTCATTATTACCTGTTTGGGTAATCCAGCAGAATATCTTGTAACTGTTCGTAACTATATCTTTGCAGAATATAACACTGCTTTGGTATCAGCCCTGTCAACAGCAACTGACATACAAGTACAAACAGCAGTTAATGCTGCTGTAGATACAATCCTAGGAATCTAATATGGCAGCAAGTAAAACAGCTAAGACGCTAGGTGCATCGGCTTCTCTTGCTGCTGCTGCATCTAGAAATGAAACAGAATGGAACCTTAGCACTGCTTATGGTGGCATTGCTTCTGTAAAATTAACAAATGGTGCAACAGCACCCACAACAGTACCAACAGTTAAATTCTATACAGGAGAATCAACAGGAACAAAAAGACTGTTTTACACAGCTTCTGGTGATACTACTGCTAATAGTGTTAACGATATTAATTGTGTTATTCCAGCTAGTGCTATGTTTGTTAATATAACAATTACTAATGGTGCCACTAATGCAATTACTGTGGAATCGTTTGGTCAAGAATTAACTACAGTTTAACATGACTCGGTATGTACAACCGCAGGCAGGACCGCTGGCGATTGATTGGGGCAACTCAATTTCTCGCGGTCTGACTAATGCCGTACTTCCAGCAGGAAAGACGCTAGTTGATCTAATTGGAAGGTCTGTCTTTACACCTGTTGCGTCTCCGACTTACGATCCCAATCCTGGCGGAGTGGGTCTAAAGACTGTTGCAGGAAGTAGCCAATATGGATACTTCACAACCACAGTAAGTACGTTCCCTTACACGCTATTGACTGTTCATGTGGTGGATAGCACAGCGGCTGGAGCGCATGTTTCTCTAGGGACGGTAAGTGGAACAGACCGGGCTGTTCTGTTCTACGGTTCTACGGCAGGCAATTATAGTTCTTCGATTATTCCAACGGCTGGTGGATCAGATGCGACCATAGCTGCCAACACTGGCGGAGTTTCTATTGCTGGGTTGCGGGTCATATCTAGTGGTTCATCCAGCGTTTTCTATAATGGGATAGTGTCTACTAATACTGCTGTTGCAAATACCCAAACACTTACCCGTCTGTATATTGGCGCTCGGATGAATTCCACTGTGGGGTCGTTTGCAAGCCAGAGGAACAATTTGGTTCTAGTATGGAATAGGGCACTCTCTGATGCTGAAATTACACAGATCAGCACTAACCCTTGGCGACTCTTTCTTGATGAAGATGATATTAGTTTATTTAAACCCCCTGCTGGAGGAGGTACAACTTATACTTTATCAGTAGGGGGAACTGTTACACTTAGTGGCAATACTTCCTATGTAAAAGAACATACATTTGCTCCATCTGGAACTGTAGTTTTTTCTGGTAATAATGCATTAGTAAAAAATAAAACATTAGCTCCAAGTGGTGGAGTTGTGTTTAGTGGAACAAGTGCTGAGATTAAGACTAAAGTTTTATCTGCTGGTGGAACAGTGAACTTCGCTGGCTCTGCTCCATTGATAAATCCAAATGCTCCAGTAGGAATAACAACATGGCGTACATTAACAGGTGCTGGCCTTTAAGGAATAGAAATGCAAAATTGGCTTAAACTTGGTGATTATAATGTAATCTGTGATAGCTGTGGTAGGAAGTTTAAAGCTTCTACAATGAGAAAACGTTGGGATGGTTTGTTTGTATGTGTAGAAGACTGGGAAATGAAACACCCACAACTTAGTCTTAAAGTACACGGTGATAAACAAACTATACCAATTCCACGACCAGATGCTGTTGTAGATATTTTTATTAACAACTGTACATATGAAGGTAGTACTGCTATCTCAGGAAAATCCATAGCTGGCTGTATGATAGCTGGTAAACTTTATTTAGGAAGTCTCACATGAGTTCAACTACTTTTGTAGATCAGGTAACCCCTGTACCAGCCTCTTGGCTTAATGATGTAAACAATGCTGCTTATAATGGTATCATTGGTGCCCAAACTATTTCTTATAGTGATACTGGTATTGCTGGAACCTATGCATCAACTATATCTGGATATAGTCAAGTAATTATTCAAAATAAGTCTGCTGCTACCAATGCATCTGCTAATTTAAATGTATCTAATAATGCTGGAACAGCTACAACCAATTTTATTGAAATGGGTATCAACTCCAGTACATTTACTGGAACAGGTAGTTTTAATCAAGCAGGATATAGCTATGTAGCTTCTGGTTCTACTGATTTAGTAATTGGTACTTATGCTGCTAAACCTATTAGGTTTGTTGTTAACAATTCATCTATAGATTCCCTTACTATTGACAAAGCTAAAACACTAGCTTTGGAAGGTTCAACCCAAACTACTGGAACCGGTATTGCTTTTCCTGCAACACAATTAGTATCTACTGATCCTAATACTTTGGATGATTATGAAGAGGGTACGTGGACTCCATCGGTTACTGCCCAAACAGGTACTATTACCACTGTAGGTGCGGTTTCTGGAACATATACTAAAATAGGACGTTTCGTAGTACTTACTTTTAATATAACAATAACTACTGCTGGAACTGGTGCAGGAGCAGTACAAGTTACAGGTCTACCTTTTTCTGTTGTATCTATAGGTAGTGGTTCTGGTAGAGAGAATGCTACTTCTGGAAAGATGTTAAATGTATGGTTACCGGGTGGATCAACACTTTCTATTTCAAATTATGATAATACTACTACTATAGCAAATGGAGCTAATTTAGTAGGATCAGCTTGTTATTTTGTATAAATATGAATGATTTAATTAAATATCTTTCAGAATCTCTCCTGTTCATCTCTAATCCAAAGAAGTATTGGTACTACGCTCCTAAAGCGTTTGCTGCTTACTTCTCTGATAGACATGCTGCCAACTACGTGTTCAATCATATAGCTGGACGTAAGCCACAGAATGGGGAGAAAACAATTAGTGATATGCTAGAAAATCTCTGTCATGAGACAGACCATCCTGACCACAAATTCTTTTGGGAGATGGCTTTAATGATTAACCGAAGGTGTCCTACCAATGATCATATTAAAGCTGTTCTTTAGACTATTAGAGAATGTTAGTTCGGTATTTGAAGGAATCTATGTTATTCTACAATGCTGGTTATTTGGTTTAGTTTTGGGAATTGGTTACACAGTACATGAATGGTATGATTCATGGAGTGTTCCCTTAGTACCTAAGTATAAGGATGCTCTATGACACAACATGATTCAACCGTAGGAGATCAAGGATTGAAGCTACTAACTGTATGGGCGGCTGTAGGCATCACCTCTTGGTCAGATGCCGCCGCTTTTCTCGCTTCTATCTACTCTGCCTTACTAATAGGTGAATGGGTTTATAAGAAGTTCTTTAAAAAGAAAGTATAACATGGCACTAATAGAAGACCCAGCCTCAGCCCTAATTGATTTAGGGCATGGTATTATAGACAAGATTTGGCCTGATCCTGTAGAGGCTGCTAAAGCTAAACTAGCATTGGTACAAGCAAATCAAGCTGGTGAATTGGATGAATTGAAAACTTCTTTGTCTGTCATGCTTGCAGAAGCTAATAGTCAAGATAAATGGACTTCCCGTGCTCGTCCTAGTTTTCTATATGTAGTTTATGTAATGCTTTTGTGGGGCCTTCCAATGGGATTGGTTTCTGCGTGGAAACCTGAAGTAGCTCTTGCAGTTGCAGCAGGATTTAAAGCATGGCTTGTGGCTATTCCAGATTCATTGTATCTAATGTTTGGTACAGTTATGACAGGATATGGTATCCAACGTACTGTTGAGAAAGTTAAAGGAAAAGCATAATGGCAACGTCAGGAAGTACTACTTGGTCACTTACTCGTGACTCTATTATTTACGCAGCATTGAGAAAGATTGGTACGGCTGATCTTGCAGGTAACCAAGTTACTTCTAATACAACCTATGCAGCAGAGGCATTGAATGCCATGCTTAAGGGGTTTCAAGTAGATGGTATGCCTATATGGGCTATTAAGGAATACACCTTCACTACAGTAGCAGGAACTAATACCTACAATATAGGTATAGGACAAACTCTGGCTACTCCTATGCCATTGAAAGTTATTCAAGCACATAGGGTTGAGTCTACAGGAGCAATGAATATTCCCTTGAATGTTTATAATCACTATGACTACAATCTTCTCCCACAAAATGCAACTTCTGGTGAACCAGTAAATATCTTTTATCAGCCCTTTAGTACCTATGGAACAATAGAACTATGGCCTACTCCTGCTGATGCAGATACAACCATTACCCTAGTATACCAACGTCCTTTTGAGGATATGAATGCTAGTTCGGATAATTTGGATTTTCCATCTTATTGGACAGAAGCTGTTATCTTTGGATTGGCTTGGAGGTTGTCTTATGAGTATGGTGTTCCAATTATGGATAGACAAGAGCTACAAAAGGCTGCTGAGTTTTTCCATACACAGGCACTTTCCTTTGGTACTGAGGAAGGCAGTTTGTTCTTTAGTCCAGATAATACCTTTAGGAATAAATAATGCCTTATCAGAAAAGTCCCGCATACAACACAAACAGCACACAAAGATTTAATTTAAATTTTGATATTGAGGACATGTTCTCATATCGAACCACTGGCTATTCTGTTCCAGATGCTTATATTGAGAATGCCATTGTTGAACATGTTCATAAAGATGAGGATAATCCACAAACTGTTGTAAAAAGCCGTCCCGGACAATCTTTAGTTACAAACATTGTTGGAAGTATCACTAGAGGGGCTTTTTATTGGGGAGCTAATAGTAATGTTTATTATGTAGTAGATAATAAGCTTTATTCTAAAAATACAGGCACAACCGTGCTGGGAACTTTAGCTTATAGTACAGGACAGATTGGATGGACTGAGTTTTTGTATGCTAATGGAACAACTATATTAATTTTAACAGATGGCCAGTTTTTATATAAAATAACTATTGCCAATGTTGTAACATCTTCACAACCAACAAATATGCCTTTGCCACATTTGCCCAATCCTATTGTGATTGATGGCTATTTGTTTTTGGCAGCGGTTAATTCTAACAATATATATAATGCTAATTTAGATGATCCTTTGACATGGACGGCTGGTAATTATATTTCTGCTGAGATGTATCCAGATACCATACAAGCCCTATCTAAAAATAATAACTACTTGTATGCCATTGGTGGTTCTAGTATTGAATTTTTCTATGACAATGGTACTACAAATACAAGTCCTCTAGCTAGATATGCTAATGCAGTATTACAAATAGGTTTGCCTCCAAATCTATCCAATTGTGTAGTACAAACAGAAAAAGAAGTTTTATTTGTTGGTACACAAAATAACGGTAGTTTTTCTATATGGTCTATAGATGGTTTCAAACCAACTGAGCTATCTACTCCAGCTATTAGTAGGGTAATCACTTCTTTGTATAGTCTAGGATATGCTACTGGAATATCAGCCTTTTGTTTAAATATAGAAGGTCATAAAATGTATTTCATTAATTTCCCGGGATGGGGAAATTTAGTGTATGATTTTGATTGTAAGCTTTGGTATAAATGGTCAAACAATGGTGATTCTAGTGTAAATACTCAACGTATGTTTGGTTATTATGGTGTTGACAGTGGAGTTGGTAGTTATTATACAGTAGCCTATGGTGGGGCTATTTCTATATATCAAGCAACATCTACAACAGACATATCTACTACTTATACAACAAATATTATTACATCTGAAATGGACTTTGATACTTTCAATTATAAGACAATGTCCAAACTTACTTTAATAGGTAGGGAAGATACTTTTGGAAATAGCAATACTGTGGGTATATCTTGGTCCGATAACAATGATACATTCATTACACCCGTTAATATTCCCGGAATGTTTAGTATTTTTAATAGAGCATCTTCTATATACCGTTTGGGAACATTCCGTAGACGGAGATTTAAATTTAGTCTGGATAATGCTGCTCCTTGGATTATTTATGGAGTAGAAGTTAATATTAACAAGGGAACCTCATGACAAGTAAATCAAATATATTTACACCTCCTCCTCATGATGAACTGCTCTTTCCTAGAATCTGGACTGATTGGTTTCGGGCTGTATATAGAGCAATAACTTATTTTACAATAAGAGCAGGTGTTCCTAC